CGCCACTATCACCGTCTTTTAAATCGTTTTCAAGGGCGTTTAAATAGTCTTTACGTCTTGCAAGATTACTTTTTGCAACGTAGTCCATACCATCAATAGCGATTTCAAATCTGTCGGTTCTCACGTTATATGCAGGTAATACCCCGTCTTTCCTTGCAGTGAAAATAATAGGCGCTCCATCGGTTATTGGCTCGTTGTTTTCTGTTATCCTCATAACCTTTTGCTCAATTGTTTCACCCTCGATAGAATCATTCAATTCTATCATCGTTGTGTTCTGAATCTTGAATCGTTTCATAATTTACAAATTAGGAATAATTTTAGCACTCATTTTTCTTCTCGCTGTAATATCTACCGCTAATTGTACCCAGAAATTTTGTGCATCTCTTTCCGTATCGGCGAAAATATAGTTAAATTTCTTCGGGTCTATATAGGTAGTCAAGTCCTTAATCCTCCAAGTTGTCTCATCACATTCATAACGTCGGTTCAATGTCATAAACATTTGGTCATCAGGATTTGAAAAGTTCCCATAACACTTATTGAAGTTTGTCATGTAGTTTAGCCACGCAGGCTGTTTCCCTGCACTATAACTAATCGGTGTACTCAATGTCCCATGCAATTCCCAAAACGCCATCTGGTCTGTGATTAGGTCTTGGAAACCGATACCATCCAATGCAGGTTTGTGTAGGTCGTTCATCGTCCTCAGTTTCATGTCCCAGTCGTTACCCTGACTGTAGTCTAATCGAGGTGTAATGCTGACAATTCCAATAATATACGAAGGTTCATCTAATTTTATATAGATGTTGCCTCCTTTGTGTTTGTTCGACAATATTCCACGACCTGCGATTGTACCAAGCGCCTCTTTATCTCCATATTTGTTTTCAAATCCCGAATTTGCCACTACTTCTTGGAACACAATCTCCTTACTTAGTCCGCCCATGTAAACGGGTGATTCTGTCCGTCGATATGGTTCATGCGTATAAACGGCACTTATCCAATCTTCGTAACTTCCTCCGCTGACGGCGATTCTGTTCAGCATGTCGTAAACCTTTTTGGCTAAGTTCAAGCTGTCAATTGTAAACTTGTCTCCAACCGTACTTACGGCGGAAATTTCATTAATACTCGTCCCGCCTGTCCCGTTTACAATGTCGTTTCTTAACCAATTGTTGAATATATCAGATTGATAAGTTTTCAATGCCAAACCATTCATAGCGAACCAGCTGTATGATTTACTATCCAAATCAGATAGATTTCCATCATTTTCACGTCTCAATAACGAACGATATGGTTCTACGGTGGCAGAAAAACCGGTTAAATATAATGTAGACGAAGATGGTTGCTGTAAAATCTTCTCCCTCATTAAATCGATATTTTCTAATGGGAATTGCAACATTCTTAGGTTCTTGCTTTCATCCGCATAGGAAAAACCATAAATATCCGCTCCTTCAAGTCCAGGCGAGTATCCTGATACAATAATATCTGTGTGTCCTTCGAAAAAGATCCTAGTAATGTTTCCAAATTTGTCTGGTAAAGGATACGTTCCGCTATCATGTTTTATAACTACTTCTCTCGGTTCAACATTTCCTGGTACTCTTATTAGTAATTGTGGTGATGGAAATAAAGTAATAGGAAATGTAATAAGATTACCAGTGAGGTTGTCATATGCTCGGATTTGACTACTACCACCTCCTTGAATGATATAACCAACATTCTCCATTTTATTAGCATAGTAATTTTTGTAAATGTCGTAATATGCTAATATAGGCATTGCATTTATATATCTATCAGGTGCTGTAGTATTATTCGAATAACCGTTACCCCTATGACCAAGATATGCCAATAGTGATGATTGAGATATTTGTCTTGTTTCTACGGGTGAATCTGAATCAGCATTTAATGCAGAAGTAATTAAATAAGCTAGTGGAAATTTCACTTTACTCATATCTAATCCCACATTCAATTTGTTCAAGTGCAACTGCGCATTGTATAATCTTAACGGGCATACAAATACGTCTAATTGCAGTTTGAAGCTACCGAATAACGGTCCCACGGTTGGCAATGTCAATACATGTGCATTTAAATCAATGTCAAAGGTGTCACCTGGTAACCCAAGAATTTTCATGTACGGGACAAGCGTTCCTGTTGCCATTGTACTTCTCCAAAGATAGCTTAAATCGTGCGTACTACGTTCATAGTTACGCATCTGGATTTTCATCTTGTTACCGCTTCCTAAGCGGTCTCCGCCTAAATTTTTACTTAACATCGCTTTCTTGTTTTAAGTCGTTAATATTTCTATTTATATAGTCTACATAAATGTACGAAGCTGTCATTATTAAGCTCCAAGGTTTTGAATCTACAAATTTTTTAGCTTCATCCACATCTTTAAAAGTTTGATCGCTTACAAGTTGGTCCCCCATCACTAAACCCCATCGTTCATTATCGAGTAGAATTGCAGTAAATGGTGAGTCTTCTATTGTAATATATCTCAACATGTTTTCAGAAGTCGATTGTTCGTTGTCCTGTGTGCCTACATTCATTTGTTCTTCTAATAAGGCACTTGCTTTTTTCTTTGTCATAATTGTAAGATTTTCTAATGTTGATAATTTGATAATTTGTTTGTTTTAATTGCTCATTGCGTGTAAACGGTAATAATTCTCCCGTATCTATATCCACAAATTCGCTTTTTGTTCTATAAATCATAATATATTCCATCCCACCCACCCTACAATAATACTACTTTTTTTCAATTTTCTTTGAAATTCTTCCCAGTATATAGCTTATCAATGCCATGAAAGCCGTTGCTATTTCCTGGATAGGGAAATTCTCCATAATCACACCTCCTTTCAAAATTTTATTATATTCTGATTCCTATTTAAAGATTCATTCCTGTAAGATACATGAATGAATTGTCTTTTCCTATATACAATAAGCTGGTCGTAATTTAATGACCCCTTATCATCTAACTCTTCAATAATTCTTAGTAATCTTTTAAAGTCTCTTCCTGTGAAGTCGCATGCCTCTCCGTAAATATGCTGGCTGTTTGCTACCCCGCCGACTTTCTTGTTGTGTTCTGGCGTTCTGTAACCACTTGTAATGTATATGGGCATCCCATATTCTGCTCGTATTTTCTCCATTACATTTACAACCAACTTTTTAATGTTTTCTTTAATTGAGATGTCAGTTTCATCAGTGATTCCAAATTCCTGATAATTAAAAAATTCGGTCAGTTTCTCCATCGTTTAGAATATTATTATTTGTCAATATGTCATTAAGTTTATAACTATCTCCATTTTCGTCGTCGAAATTATCAATATCATTTTTAATTACCAAATCTTTTTCATACAATTTTTTCAATTTAAGTTGTTTTAGTTGATTTTTGTACTGTTTTTCATCCCAATTCTTTCTGTCATCTCCGTAGCAAAGCATTGTATTAACTCTTCGGTAGTGTTCCCTGCATTTTATATATTCTTCATCAGTTTCACTTACGTCTATTTTCTCACCCATAACCCATCGTTCTTCCTTGTCCAACTTCTGTAACCATAGCTGTTCTCTTTCATCTTCACTATATATTTTGTTTCGATAATAAATCGGTAAAGATAATCTGTGTCCTGTTCGTGTTACATAGTACTCTTTCGTATCATTTCCATTATATTTGTTTCTACTTGCATTATAGGTGTTTATGTAGTTGCTTCCGATTCCTTTGCTACACAATATTTTCGACACGTAGTTTGGATGGTCTTTATCTATTTTGTTTATGTATTTTATGATGTAATTTATTGTCTTTTCATTAACATAAGTCCCAAACCAAACAAAGCCGTAACTCCATATCTTTTCAATTACTTCATTCTCTTCATCAGTCCAGATAATTCCATGCAAGTGGATCCTCTCTGTCCCTACATGTCCCAATTCTGTTACAAGCCAATGCCTGACGCTTTTCTTATATTTCTTTCTCCACCTTTCTAGGAATCTTCTTACTGCTAATGTTGCTACTTCATTATTCTGTAAATAGTTGTCACTTATATAACCAACTTCATCTTGTAGCTTTGTAAGGCTATCTCTGTTAAATGTCAATGTTACAAATTTTCCATTTCTGTTTGTTTTGATGTCTTCCAACATTCTGACTTGCCATTCACGTTTTTTCTGTTTTCGGCATTCAATACATTTTCCGCAACCTATAGGTACAAATCTCACCCTATTATCAGAAATGGGAGGTATTACCCCCCCATTCTTCTTGTTCGGCTTGTATTTCGGATTCTCAACTAATCTCGGATATAAACACATAATTTTAATCTGTTATTCCATTTACGGTTTATCCTGACGTTTAGTTTAATAAATCTTACCTCCAGGCGGGGCATAGGGGCGAAGTCCCATAAAACCTGAACGAAGTTCAGTTTTATTTTATAGCTTTAGCCACTGCGTTAATCGCATTTACTCCTAAATCGGCCCATGTCCGCCAATTGGTATATACACCCGTCTCCCATTCTGTGGACAGTTTTATAGCTGCAGCTTTCACTGCTTCTGCGTCGGCTTGTTTAGTTGCGTTTAGTAATTCCTGCCAATAACCCTCCGCTTTCTTGTTAGTTAGTAGTTCTTGTGCTTCTGTATAACCTATCTCCGCCATAGTCTTTGCTATTGCAGTGGTAACTTCTTGATTCCATAAAGAAACCTTTTGAAATGCTGTAGAAACATCCAGTTTTGCGTTTCTGAATAGTCTCATTTCTCCATCCTGTAATGGTCCGCTTCTTTTAACATCGTTTTCCAGGTTTTCAAACCATTGCGCAATGCCTTCTTGTCTCAGTTTCTCGATTAGGACTTCTCTCTGATTGATTTCAGTGGTCTTCTTTTCGCCCAAAAGTCCTGCATTAGACCTTTTTTCTTCCGCAGCTGCCTTATTTAAGTCTATCTCGCTCCTAAGTTTTGCTAATTGTAATGCCATGCCCTGTTGAGCGATTTGCGCTTGTTTTAAGGCTGCTTCGTCACTTGCATAGCCTCCTGATACATTACCAGCACTTGCGCTCATTGTAGAGCCTCCAGCGCCTGCGTGGCCGTACATTAATGCAGGGTTTAACCCTGCTTCTTCCATTTGCCTTCTTTGAGCGCCATAACCTGTAGCTTCGAACATTTCTTTGCTAATTCCCATGCCGTAGTCCGCAAGTTCTTTTTGGGCTTCTACTTGTATGTCTGTTAGTTTCTGCTGTTGTTCAATTTGTTTTTTACGTCGTCTGTTACCACCAAAGTCGAAAAATTCCATTAAGCTAGTTGCTGCATTTATACCTGCTGGTATCATTGCTAATAATGCTGGATTCATAGTTTTTCGTTGCTTTTTTTAAAAAGCGGTACTCAAGTTTCCTTGATAATAAAGAATACATGCGTACCGCTTGCGTTTTGACAAAAAAATTACTCTGGTTGATTGTCGCTTGTATTGGCTGGCGTCTCGCCACTATCACCGTCTTTTAAATCGTTTTCAAGGGCGTTTAAATAGTCTTTACGTCTTGCAAGATTACTTTTTGCAACGTAGTCCATACCATCAATAGCGATTTCAAATCTGTCGGTTCTCACG